ATATAAAAATTCCTACCGTTGTAGGCGCATATGTTGATAGTCATCAAGAGTTCTTATTATGGATAAAAGATACAAGGGATAGAATATTAAATAAAAAAGTATGGGTTGTTAACCCAGGTGAGGCATCAGCAATTAAGATATTTAGAAATGCTGCACTAGCAGTTAATGCAGGGTTGGCAAATGAATTTAAAGAAATTTGTGATGTATATGATTTAGATTATAGAGACGTTAAAGATTTCTTTATGCAAGATAAAACATTAGGCACACATTGGCAAGTTCCAGGACCTGATGGAAAAGTTGGTTTTGGTGGAACTTGTTTACCAAAAGACTTGACACACAGTTCAAGTCTGTGCTATAGTAGCGATAGTATTATGAAAACTGCAATAGCAGCTAATAAAATTAGGAGAAAAGATGGCAAATCTAATAGACAGGATTAAAAAGAATTCCACAATCAGAGAAACAGATATTATAACTGACTCTAAGTTTTTTAATTCTAAAGATCTAGTACAAACCTCAGTTCCAGCAGTTAATGTTGCATTGAGTGGAAGATTAGATGGTGGACTTACACCAGGACTTACTGTATTTGCAGGACCTAGTAAACACTTTAAAACAGCGTTTGCTATGTTGTTGGCAAAGTCTTATTTAGACAAGTATGATGATGGTGTTATTTTATTTTATGATAGTGAGTTTGGCGCTCCACAGTCTTATTTTGAAACATTTGAAATTGACACAAACAGAGTAGTGCATACACCTATCACAGATGTAGAACAATTAAAACATGATTCCATGCAACAATTGAATGGTTTGGAAAGAGGTGATCATGTTATGATTATTGTTGATAGTGTAGGTAACTTGGCAAGTAAAAAAGAAGTTGAAGATGCTCTTGATGGCAAGAGTGTAGCAGACATGACAAGAGCTAAACAAATGAAATCCTTGTTTAGGATGATTACTCCTCACTTAACAATTAAAGACATTCCTGCTATTGTAGTTAATCACACATATAAAGAGATAGGATTATTTCCTAAAGATGTGGTTAGTGGTGGCACAGGCATTTATTATTCTGCAGATAATATTTACATTATTGGTAGAAGGCAACAAAAGACAGGAACAGAAGTTACAGGTTATGAATTTGTAATTAAAGTTGAAAAGTCTAGGTTTGTTAGAGAGAATTCTAAAATTCCTATTGAAGTATCATGGGAAAAAGGAATACATAAATGGTCTGGTTTGTTAGAAATGGCATTGGAATCTGGACATGTTATTAAACCTAGTAATGGTTGGTATCAGAAACAAAATCCTGCAACAGGAGAGATAATACCTGAGGCGAAAGTTAGATTAAAAGATACACAAACCAAAGAATTTTGGTTACCAATTTTACAAGACAAAACATTTACTGATTGGATACAAAAAAGATATACCATAGGATCAGTAGAAATGGTAGGGGAAGAAGTATCAGACGATGATATTCAAGAAGAATACGACAAAGTGTGATAGGTGTGAGGTATCTCTAAACCTAAAAAAAGATAAAGCGTATTGTTTCCACTCAGAGGAACAAGAAATATACATTTGCGAAGAATGTGTCAAAGAAGTTTTTAAAGAATATATAGATGAAGAACAGAATAGAGCAAGTAATATTAGAGAATCTGATTAAAGATGATGACTATGTAAGGAAAGTAATTCCTTTCCTAAAGCCTGATTACTTTATGACATTTGAAGACAAAGCCGTCTTTAAAGTTATCTATGATTTTGTAGAAAAATATAATAACCCACCTAGTAAACAGGCAATCCTGTTAGCAATAAATGAAGACAAAACTTTAAATGAAGATAGTCATGCTAAATGTATGGAAGTTATTAATACATTAAATGGCGATGAAGTAGATAAGAATTGGTTAGTAGACGAAACAGAAAAGTTCTGTAAAGATAAAGCATTGTATTTGGGTGTTATGGAAAGTATCCAAATTATAGATGGCAAAAAGAAAGATGTGTCTACAGATGCTTTACCAAGTATTTTATCTGAGGCATTGAGTGTAGGTTTTGATACTAATGTAGGTCATGACTTTATTGAAGATGCTGATAAACGATATGACTTCTATCATAGGCTAGAAGAGAAGGTTTCGTTTGACTTAGACATGTTTAATAAAATAACAGAGGGTGGTTTAAGTAATAAGACGCTAAACATAGCATTAGCGGGTACTGGTGTAGGTAAATCCCTGTTTATGTGTCATATGGCGTCTGCTTGCATCGCTAAGGGTCAAAATGTGTTATATATTACCCTAGAAATGTCAGAAGAAAGAATAGCAGAAAGAGTGGATGCTAACTTAATGAATATTCCTATTATGGATTTAAAAGACTTATCTAAACCTATGTTTGAAGATAGGGTAAAGAAAATTAATGATAAGATAGAAGGTAGGTTAATTGTTAAAGAATATCCTACAGCATCTGCACATGCAGGACACTTTAAGGCATTGATAAATGAATTGAAACTTAAAAGAAGTTTCTTTCCAGATATTATATTCATAGATTATTTGAATATATGTACAAGTTCTAGGTTTAGGCCAGGTAGTAGTGCTAACTCTTATACAGTTATCAAGAGTATTGCAGAAGAACTTAGAGGGTTGGCAGTAGAACAAGATGTTCCTATTTTTAGTGCTACACAAACAACAAGAGGTGGTTATAATAGTAGTGATGTAGATTTAACAGACACCTCAGAAAGTTTTGGTTTGCCTGCTACAGCAGACTTAATGTTTGCTATTATTAGTACAGAGGAATTAGAACAGTTAGGGCAGTTTATGATTAAACAGTTGAAAAACAGATATGCTGATCCTACAAGAAATAAAAGATTTATGATAGGTGTTGATAGAGCTAAAATGAAATTATATGATTTAGATGCTTCAGCACAGCAGAATTTAACAGACTCTGGTATTGATATACCTGTATTTGACAGAGGAAAAGAAGAAGACAAGTTCTCTGACTTTAAGTTTTAATGGAGAATAATCTGAAAGGTTTATTGTGTGGTGGAAACACAAAATTTGGCAAAGTGTTTGGTGAATTATTAAAACAGCATTGCGATCTAACAATTCCAACAAGGGAACAATTAAATTCACCAGAGATTATAAAATTTATAGATGACGACTATGATTTTATTTTCTTTAATCATAATAGAGGTTCTAGTGGATTTCTAAAGATAGATGAAGCAATAGAAATTGATGTTAAATTACCTTATAGAATTGTTGCCAAACAGACGAAATTAAGAAGATCTTGGAACAAAGTTGGTTGGATGACTACAGGAGATGCTCATTTACATATGGGTTACCCTACAGAACAATATTCTTTGGATGAAGGAATTCAGGCTTATCTTCTTATTAAGTCAGCACATCAGGGCCAACAAAGATTCTGGGGACAAAAATATAACACATTTGTTTGTGACCCTGGGCGTTTAAACGAGGAAAATTATTTAACCAAAGCTGAAAAACTACTAGATTTCTTTTTATCCGATAAAGATGATGATATTGTTTTCTTATCTATATAAATATACTATTATATAATAGGAGAATATTATGCCAGACAAAAGAGAAAATTTCGTAGAAATTAGTTTAGACGAATACGAAGAATTAAAAGCACAAATACCTAGCGACGAACCAGAAGCAGATTCAGCTAAACCCTGGTGGAGTGCACCTGACGATAGAGGTTGGATATGGATTGCTCCTGAATATTTTAGTAGATGGAGGTTATTTCCTCGTGCATTTATTAGCATGTATATCTACTTGTTATTTAAGGTTGTAACTTGGTTTATGAATTTACCAGCACCTATAGCAGAACAGTCTGCTTTAGTTAGTGTTATTGTAGGAGCTGGAGCAGCTTGGTTTGGACTATATGTAAACAGTACAAGCACAGGCCAGGATAAGAAGTAATGCCCGAGATAGTGTTATCAGATTTCTATATAGAGTTTATAGGATTTTTACTTACCCTGATGGTAGGACTTGCAATCAAAGATTGGACTGGAGCATTTGTTAAAGGTGTAAAGTTTAAAATTAATCCCGCCTTCCAAGAAGGTGATAAAGTGCTACTAGATGGTAGTACTGCAATGATCGTAAAAATAGGATTATCAGAAACAGTTTTTGGAATATATGGAGATGATGGTTATACATGGAGGTATGTCCCAAATACTAGAATAGAGTTTTTGAAGTTAGAAAAAATTGTTGATCCAGACTTACACAGGGACACAGCACAAGAGAAGGCACAAAAATTAGTTGATGCTATGCAAGATGCCAATATAGAAAAGAATGGAAGTGAGATTGAAAAACTAAAGAATGGAAAAAAGTGATTATATATATGATATTAATTTAACTTACGATAAAGATAAATTAATTAGTGAAATGGAGTATGTGAATTTTCACCCATTTAATGACTTGGGTCCTGAACAACAAGGTGTCAGTAAAATACCTGAAGGTCATTGGTTTCACAATCCACCCACCTGGTTATTAGGCCATGTAAGAGTTGATCTAGAAGAACAATCCGAAATAAGCAAACTTAAAGTTCAATTAAGAGAGCTTTTTAACAGTCATGATATCAGGCCTAGATTCTACAAACAAGAAGCAAATACTGCTGTTCCAATGCACGCAGACACAGGAACATTATCAGCAGTAAATATTGTATTGACAGAAGATTCAGGACCTATAGAATTTGAAGATATAGGTTTAATAAATTATAATTGTGCATTAATAGATACACAAAAAAGACATGGAGTGCCAGCACATTCGAAAGAAAGAGTATTATTAAAATTTAGTATGTTTGATATTACCTTTAACGAATGCAAGGAGAATATTATTAATAAATAAAAATAGGAGAGATAGAATGCCACCAAAGTTTAAACCATCAGTGAAAGAATATATCAAACATAAAACAACAGGACGAGCAACGTCTAGGTGGAGGTGGAAACATTTTTATCTCAAAGCAACATCAACAGAAGAAATTATCGATGGCATCAATAAAGGAAAAAGGAAGCATCGTACAAAATTTATAAATGAGCTTACTAGAAGAGGAGTGAAGTTACAATGGAAGACAGAAGAAGAACTGGAAGAGGCATCCACCCAACAGCCTGGGTAGACAAAGATACACATATAGGGATCAATGTTGAAATAGGACCTTTTTGTGTTATTGATCGAGGTGTGGAAATCGGTAAAGGTTCTAAAATCGGTCATTATGTCTGGCTAAGGGATGATGTTGTAATAGGACAAAATACTACAATATCAGGATTTGGCGGAGATATCAGGGAAAGAGCTAAAATAGGAGACAACTGCCAAATAGGTTCCTTATGTGGCATAACACAGGATGCGGTTATAGGCAACAATGTAGTAATGTCAGCATCGTTTTTCCAAACAAATAAGGTCCACAAAGGGCCAGAGAAGTACGCTACAGACATTAAAGAACCTGGGGGTATAATAGGCGACAATGTACTCATAGGTATTAATGTAAC